TATTCAATGTGCCAGCATAAATTGGCCGAGTTAAGTCGTCCTCGGTTACGGCTTCTGGCTCACCATCAGCGTTTGTGCGATATGTTCCCGTGGCTTTCTGTTCATAGCCATTGATGTATACCGAGCTTGGGTCGATGTATTTACTTGACCAACTGCTGGGATCAGGATTGAAGTTCTTCAGTGCAATGGCGTCTTGTTCTGTTTTTGCCTTTGCCAATCCAGCTTGTTCTTCTTCTTGAGACGTATACGAAGTATTCCCCTGCTCCCAATGTGCGGGAACCCATTCTGACTCATTCAGTTGAGAGTTGTATTGATAACCACCCGGTATCATTGGCATGATTTATTCCTTATGTCGCAAGGGACATGATTCCCGTCATTTGTTGTGCCCAGTCCTGCCAATTGGTGAACCCACGATGGTCAGGAACACCTGATTGGACAAAGTAGCCGATGCCGTTCATCCCGTCTACCCACGATCTCCATTCTTCTTCGGGGACATACCCCAACTGATTACCCGCAAACAACTCGGCCATGAGTTTGCAATACTCATCCCATGTCATGTTGCGGGGATCGTAGGAAACCATTATGGGTTACCCGTACCACGCACGTCGCCAGTGTCTATGCTCAGGACAACACGGCCCATGAAGTAGTCACCGTTCTGAGTGTTGCTTCTGAAGCGCAGACGCATTTCACGGCGTTGCTCTTTCATGTCGATCTTGAGTGTATCGGGATCGAATGGATATGGATCTGAAGGATCGTCCACATCATCAGCGTAGGACTTACCAGTCACGATCACTTCCATTTCACCATTCTGCACAAAGTCAGGTTCGATGCGCTCAATGCGTGTCCAAAGGTTGTCACCGGGCTGCTGGAGCGATCCGACCAGACCTGAGTACGATCCAATCACGTTGGTTTCGACAAACGACTCAATGGCGTTCACACGGTTTGTGTACACCTCGTTGGTTCCGATTTCATGCTGCCACAGGGTGTAGCCGCCAGTCGTGTTCTGGTCTGTCCCGCCCCAGATAGGGCGACGGAAGACCTCAGAGAACACACCAGCCGAGCGACGGGCGCCCATGGCCTTGCCTGCGTCATACCAAGTATTCTCGCGCACGTTGTAGATAATGGCGTCGTTGCATTCAGTGCTATCCCCAGACGGGAAAAACCACCAGATTTCACCCCAGCGAGGAACCTTGCTCACCCACACCTTTTGGCGCTGGGCGTAGTTCAAGTTGTCAAAGAAGTAGTTGTTGTTTTGGGTGTTTGGAACCTCTTTAACAACACCGTTGTAGGACAAGAATCGGTCAGTTCCACACCAATAAAACAATCCGTCATACTCAATGACGCACTGGCTGGACATGATCGAAGACTGCTGGGTGATCAGGTCATACTTCCAGTAGAAGGTTGCATTGCCCACAGTTGTCGGGGCATAGGTAACCCGCACCACCGAGTCCAGCGTCCAGAACAGGCCAGCAGGTGATGTCGTGCCGCCTCGCACTGGCAGGCCCTTGATCACTTTGGTGGAGGACACGTTGTTGGCGTTGGAGTCAGCCGATGTCCAGTTGTTGAAGTCACCCGCCGCACAGTTCTGGATCAGGCCGTTGTTGCCGTACACAAACAGGTAGGGGAACAACATCACAACACCGCCAGAGACGGAAATGTTGTTGTCAAAAGTCAAAAGCACTGTGCCCGATGCCGTTGCATTGGCGCTTAACTTGGCTGTCCACACACCAGCAACTTCAGATGCTGAGGTCACGGTGGTGTTTGCGGGGATGCCTGTACCAGTGACCGACACACCTGCGCCAATGGCCGCAATGGTCGTTGCAAAGGTCACAGTGTTCGATCCGCTGGTGGTGGTGCCAGTGGCGGTGAAAATGCCAACAGGGGTCACAGCAAGCCCTGTGAAAGGCCCAAACAAAGGTCGAGTGTTGACCGTGGAAGAGATGTCGTTCAGATTCTGGCCGGGGTGAGCGATCAGGTTGTTCTGACCATTACCCAAGGCGTCATAGCCGATGTCAAACTGCCACAGGGTGTTTGGATTAGGGTTGTACGTTGTCAGTGACTGAACGTACCCTTTAAAACCAGATCCTGTGCCGCCCACATCAGCGGCATTGATGGTGACATCCTCATTGTGGATGTATCCAGTCCCGCCATTGGTCACCACGACGCTTGAAATCAAGTTGCTGGACACTGTGACGGTAGCCAAGCACCCTGTGCCTACAGCGGCGTTGATTGGCACGTTGGTGTAGGTTCCGTTTGTGTACGCAGATCCTTGAGTCGTGATGCCAACAGTTGCAACAATCCCCACAGCCTCAACCGATACAGGGCCGAAACCCACAGCGTCATCATTGTCGGTCGTCCACTGTTGGAGGCCATCGCTGTAGCCAGAGACCACGTAGTTGATGCCATTTTCGGAACTCATGATCATGCCGCGACTGACGCCGCCAGCATTCAGGAAAGCACCGTTGTACCCAGCAATCTTGCGAGGCTTACCGTATTGGAAGCGAACCCACTTGCCGTTCACGTAGGTGCCAGAGGCGAACTGAGTCCCATCCCTTTGGATGCCAGCACCAACCTGTAGTACAACGACTTTGGCCGTCATCAGAACGCTCCACCGTTAATGCCCACAGGCAGCAGTAGTCCAGTTGGTGTCAAGGTTCCTGCGTTGACTCCGTTCACCGCAAAACCCAATTGATGACTTGCGGCCAAGTACAAGCCAGTTGTTGCATCACCCACAAAAGACAATGATGGGTTGGCTGCGGAGCCATTACCCAAAGTCAAAGCATTGATTGTGGAGGACGTTGAGGTCTGGGCGTTGTAGACGTTGGTTCCATCGCAGATCGCAATGATGGTCTGGCCTTGCGGCAAGATCACAGTCGATGCGCCAACTGAACTGGTTTTGAATGTCAGAGAGAATGAGCCAGTCGTCTTGTTTTGGAACGAGTACAACTGAACCGTTGGCGGCAGGATCACCGTACAGTTGGATGTCAGTGTGCCTTGATACTCTTGGATCGTTGCGGCAGCTTCTGCAGACGTCAAAGTTACTGTGCCACCCGTCACGTTCTTCACCAACATGGTAAAGAAGAATGTGGCCGATCGACCGTAGGCATAGCTGTAGTAAGTTGTGCCGTTGCTCACGATTACAAAAGATTCTGCAATCTGAAGCTGTGCGCTTGCGTTCCCGTCAATGGTGTCAGTACCCGTCAAGGCAATGTTCAAGATGCCAGTGCCATCGTTCTTGACGATCACAAACCAACCAGCGCCCACATCCACCGCTGAAGGCAGAGTTACTGTCCCTGCACCACCAGCCCACACGTACATCGATGAACGGTCGCTTGGCAGAAATGTATAGGTGGAAGAGAACGTGGTGACAGCAGTTGACGTGTTGAGCGTGGTGCTCAGTGCGGTCAGGCCATATCCAGCCAAGGTGGCGGCATTGGCCGCAGAGGTGCCTGCGCCAAACTGCACAGTGCCCCATGTGCCGTCAACTGTGGAGTTGTTGGTCACATAGATGTACTGGGCAATTCCAGAAGAGACGGGCACGATCGTGTGACCATCAGTGTCTACCACCGTGAATGGGTATGAGCCAATGTTGCGGATCAATGCACTCTGACCTGTCGACACAGATGTCGCAGGGGGCATGTACAGCTTCAAGTTGGTATTGACAGTCGCAGTAACTTCGATGATGTTGGCAACAACGCTGTCAGTGTTGCCGTTGATCGGCCACTGCAAAATAGTGTCTTTTGTGATGGTCAGGTTTTCATAGCCCACTTGTGATGGGCTGATGGTGGAACCTGTATATGGGTTGGTATATGTAGTCATTGGTATTCCTATTAGCTGTCAACGGCGACAGCTTGACGATCACCAACACGAGCCACATCCTCTGCTTTGAGGGCTTGGATCGCTTCTTGGTACTTCTGTTGGAAGATGGTGCGTTGGTCGTTCTTGAGGAACGGCATCGCCTGCAACAGGGTTCCGAACAACATGGCGTTCGGTGCGTTTTGGGTGAGCCAATTGGTCTGGTTGGTTGAACTCAGTGGTGCAATTCGCTCGTAGTACAAGACCTCAAAGTTGTACGCCACAGCAGGTGTGGGCGCCAGATACCAATGCTCCCAATCGGTGTCGGCATAGTACAAGGGCACATCGGTCTTTGTGCTGTCGGGCCAGTAGTTCTTCAGGTACTCGTACTTGCGCAAATACACTGGCTGGCGCACACCAGCAATGGAGACGTTCATCGACACTGTCTTGCGCCAACGTGCAGGCTTTTGCAAGACAGGGTTCGCGGCGGTCATGGTCGACTCAACGATCTGCAACTGACCCAAGGTCTTGATCTCTTGGGCAATCTCAAACTCAGCAAGGGAAATAAATGTCGGGATGGCATTGACAACAGCGGCGTCCTTGCGCTCCAAGTATTGAAGCACTGTGGAGGTCAAGTCGTCATACGTCATTACCCATGATGGGATGTTTGCCATGTCAGTCCTTCATTTTTCTGTATTTTCCCATTGAGTGAGCATTCAGGCAAGGCGTCAGGCGAAGAGACGGGTGCCAGCCTTGTCAATGATAAGCGCCTGACGACGTGGTTTGGCATCTGGTGTGTTGGGAACGCTGATGTGTGTCCAACGGTCGAACTCACGGATGATCTGGTCAAACTGCAGATCCGAAGCGATTACAGCCCGAACCACCTCATCAGGGGTCATGCCGGGGATACGCAGATCAGCCGCACATCCGATCCGGTGCTGGCTGGAATCCTTGGAGCCCACAGCGTCATTGACCTGCTTGCAACGGAAGGCGCTGTTGATCATTACGGGCTTACCACCTAGTACCCCCTTGACCTTCTCCAAAAACGCCGCCAAACGCTCTAAATTGGCCTTCTCGGCCTCGTTTGGGGTGTTGTCGAACTCCCGGTGGTCGGTGTGGGTCAGTTCTTCAAGAGTGAAGTGTTCGCTAAGTTGTGTCATTGGACTATCCTCATGATTTTGTAGACGGTGTTGTAGGAATCGATGCAGGCGTTAAGTTTTCGGATGGCTTCGTCTCCGTCGTCGGTGATGGCGACAAGAGATTTAGCAAACGTTGGGTCAAGTTCGGCTCTTGGGGGGTTATTTGCTCCGGTAGCGGGGGCATCTGCGGAGGGACATACGGGGCTTTTGGTGGCGATTGACAGCCGCAAAGTGCCATCAGCAATAGCGGCGTCACGCTTAACGATTTCAACTTTGGCATTGGCACTGGCCTCCTGAAGTTTGGATGAGATGTTGACGACCTTGCTGGTCATTGCCTGCTCGATCTCACGGGCCTGAGCATTGAGCCGTGCAATCTCAGCTTGTTGTTCGGCTTCAGCCTCGGCATAACCCTTGTGATGACCGCCAAAGTACGAACCCGCAAGGGCCATCACGATGGACAGGATTACCCAAGGGTTCAACAAAGACATCACTCACCGCCCTCTTTGTCAGAGATGTGGATACCTGTGATCAGGCCAATGAACCCACCAACGATGGTTTGGAAGGCTGGGCCAATGATGTCGTACACAACTTTGTTGTCCACGGTGGGGTCATAGATGCCAAGCAAGAACATGTAGATCATGCAGCCCACAACGCCCATCAAGGACAGAGCGGCAATCACTGTAACAACACCTTTTAAGTTCAACATATTTCACCTCAGAATGGTAAGAAACTCAGGGCCTTGTCCATCGCCCTTTGGGCAAGTGGCTCAGGCAACACATAGACAAAGTCAAGGAACCACCAGACGCAAGCGACTTTGCAAAACAGCCGAAACCATTTCTTGAAGCCCTCGACGATCTCATCCATGATTCCTCAACTGGAAGATGCCATAACCGACCATGGCGATCAACAGAACACCAGCCAATGAACCGAGCACGATTTCAATCGCTTGTTGCATTTCTTTCTTCTTCTTGGCGGCGGCGTCCTTTTCACGCTTTGCGGACTTGGCAAACTCGGCCTCCATCGTGGCCGCACGGGCCTTGATCCGGTTCCACAATTCCATGTGGTTCGGATAGAACAGCTTGTTCTTGACGTCCTCTTCAAACTGCCTGCTGCGCTCAAGCGCCATTTCGATTTCCATTGCCTTGCCCAGAGCGGAGCCTTTGAACGTGCCGTTCTTGGACTCAACAACTACTTGAAGCGCATTGGCCTTGGCATCAAAGTAACGGCCCAAGAATGGGCCGAGTGACTCTACGTTTTGAGCCGTGTTTGCCGCCTTCTTGACAAGGTTGACCGCCGAGTTAATGGCGTCCAGAGCTTCGGACGGATCGATTGGGAGCATTACTACCTCATCAGCATGGGCCAGTGGTGCAGGTCAAGCTAGAAGATGTGCTCGAACTTGTTGAAGTGCTGACAGCATGGTTGTCAGTCGGACGGTTATCGGTTGTGTAAGTTCCCGTGCCCAGCACGCCTGTTCCAGACATGGTGGTTTGGGTGTAAGTACCGTTGCCAATTACGCCTGTACCAGACAGCGTGATGTTGGGTTGCGGTGCTTGGATTTTACCAGCGATGACTGTAGCTGTGTTGAGGCCTGCAGTGGCCGTGCTACCAATCGCGGTGAAGCCAGAGGCCGCAATGTCGCTTGTGGCTTTGAAGCCTGTACCAGACATGCTCACAAACGCAGCCGAGGTG